CTCCCACACGCAGAATTCTCCGCCATCCTCACGGAACTCGTACACCCCACGCCCCGGCAACTTGTGCAAATAACCGCGATACGGTTCATGAAACTCAATCTCACGCAACGCCTCCAAATCAAACACCGGACGACCAGACCTGATAAACGCCTCATCGGGGTCAGACGGATACTCTTGCGCCATCTGCCAATCAGGCAAATCACGCTTCTTTGACTCGTACCAATTCTGGTCGCGTTCACCAGCCGACCACGGGAAAAAGATACCAACGAACCTATTACTGCCCGTCTGCGAACCAACCCACAAATCGTGAAAAATGTTCCCCTCACCGTTCGCCGTGGACAAACAGATTACACGGCCGCCGACGTCGGCAATCGGCTCGATGGATGCCCACGCCTCATCGGGATTCGGTAGGAACGCCATCTCGTCAATCACCACCCGATACACCGCCTCACCACGCGCAGGGTCATTACCGGACGGCAGAGACTCAATAGACGATTCGTTATTGAACTGCATCTTCAACTGATTGTCCACGAGCACCTCCGGTCCGCGAACCTTCATCCACTGCGGCAACATCTTGTACCCGTACTTCGTTTTCTGCAACAACTTGGATGCCTCGCGTTCCGTGCGGGACAACATGACAATGAACCTGTCGGACCAAAAGAACGTCTCCCAAAACACGAACGCGGCAGCCAAAGTAGAGAACCCAATCTGGCGGGCTTTCAACACAATCGTGTAACGATGCTCCAACCAATTCCGGGCGGTTTCCACTTGCGCTTCACGCAACACAAACTTGATACGCCCACGCTCAGGGTGACGAATGTACCAATGTTCGGAGCAGAAGTACTCGAATGCTTCCAACAGTTCGTCGGTGGATGCGTCAGCAGCCCCGCGACATTTGCGCCACTCCCTTTCGTTGAGGAGTTCTCCCAACTCCATTTAGCGTCCCTTCGGCTTGCTCCTGCCAAACGCCTTATCGTTTGGATTTGCCCAACGCAACACAGGCGGCAACAGCGCAATAACGGCAGCCTTGGCGATGTCCTCGGCGTTCCAGTTTCCTGACGCAACCACGGCTGCAACCGCAGCGACAACGCTGCGAGCATACGACTGTAGTGCGGCTTGCTGTTTCTTATTCAACTTCATCTGGTTCTCCAACTGTCGGTGCGACGAATACATCGTTCACCGCATCATAGGTGAAACCGATGCCTGCGTAGATGCCACGGAAGTTGGCGTTGTACGAAGTCTGTTTCCATACGCCGCCGAGTTTCAGGGTGTTGGCGATGAACGCACGACCAGCCGCACAAGTATCAGGAAAGTCCAATGTCGGTTCGCCGCACACATCGTTGCTGACGCTGATTACTCTCAGCACCGTGTTGTCGTCGTCTAGTTCTGCGAAGTGTGCCATTACGACCACCCGATAGTTCCGCTGTCGTTGAAGGTGAACACGAAATGAGTTGCCGTCACGCTTGTCGTACCGACAGTCAGCGTCGTGGGGAACTTCTCCGTGCGAAGTTGGCGAATGATGACGACACCTTTGCCGCCGTTCGCTCCTTGCGCAGCGTATGCGCCGCCACCACCGCCGCCCGTGTTTGCTGAACCAGCCGTTGCTGTAATAGAGCCAGACTGATTAGCACCGCTACCGCCGCCCTGTGTACCACTGCCGACCGTTGATAATCCGCCGCCGCCACCACCACCGCCACGACCGACTGACGAACCTGTGATGCTTGACGAGTTGCCTGCGCCACCGTTGCCGCCTGTGTTTGCTGTTGCGTTAGCACCGACCGCATCAGAGCCGCCACCGCCACCACCAGCAGTAGCACCCGTCATACCGTCGCCGCCAGCGAAACCTTGATTCGCTGTTCCAGAACCACCAGCACGACCCGTTCCTCCACCGCCGACATCGGTTCCGCCACCGCCACCCGAACCACCAGCAAGCCCTGTCGAAACGGTATCCGAATACGCACCACCACCACCGCCACCCGTAGAAGTAATCGTCGTCAGACCTGTTCCAGAAATAGAACTGTCAGAACCGCTCGACCCACGGTCACCTGATGACGAAGCACCATTACCACCTGCGCCAACAGTCACCGTGTAAGTCACGCCACTACCGACAGTTATCGCTGTTTCGGCTGATGCGCCACCGCCACTATCTTCACCGACCACAGAGTTGCGATAACCACCAGCACCACCACCACCGAAACCGCCACCGCCACCGCCACCAGCGATGACTAAATACTCAACAGTCGCTGGAAGGTTGCTAGCCGCACCACGCTTAGTCCATTCCGTGACCTTCGTGCCTGAGCGTGTGCGCTCACCGAAACGCATTACCAGCCGCCTATGCGGTGATGCGGTTCACATAACCAAACAACGAAATTTGGTTAGCGGTAGCCGCAAACGCCCGTACAACCTTCGGAGTGGCATTTCCCTGAATCACCAAACCAGCGACCACAAGAATCAACCCATCCTGCGTTGTAATCGTGTCCTTGATGACATCCTTCGGTGCGGTCACACCACCAAACTCGATAGTTAGCAGAATGTCAGCCGAATGATTGTTGTACGCATACAACCACAACTCGTCAATGGTCGTAGCAGTGGATGATGCGGTATGTATCGCCGTGCCAGCAGTAGCGGTCGCGGCTACGAGAATGCCCAACCCATCACCCGTTGTGCCTGCTGGTTGAAGTGCAATTTTGCTGAACGTTGCCATATCTACTCCTTGTACCCGACGCTACCTATTACGAAAAAACGCTGTTCGCCAAAATGTTATCAGAATCAGAAAAATCCGTAGACGCTGCGGCTGCAATCGCCGCAGAAATAGCCGACGTTGCGGCAATGTAATCGGCAAGAACCGCAGCCGTAACCTTCTTCGTAACAGGCGTACCCGAAGGGTCATCAACGACAGCAAACAGGTCAACGTCAGCAAGGCTCGCCAGAGCCGTCAACGCCGTAATCTTCTTATCAGCCATTACCAGCCTCCAATAAAACCAACCCTCCATCTTCTAGGACCAAATCACTACCATCCTCCTGCTCCAAGTTGTACACCTGATAATCGGCATCAGACCAAAACGCATTCGCACGGTCGCCCCACGTCAACAAACTCTGCGACTCACCCGACTTACCCAACTCGTCACCATAAAACTGGTACTGCAACGAACCCCGATACTGCAACCCTTTATCCGACCAATACTGATACAACATGTCCCCGAGCGTCGTCAACGACGGATACAACACCTTCAGTTCTGCGTACATCGCATCATTCGTCGCAGCCATCACACCACCTTCAACACACGAGCATCACGCTCACGCTGCGCCATCGCCGCAATCAACCCATCCAAATCCTCATCCGACAACTCAGCCACCCGCTTCTCAGAACGCACCTCAACCGTAGGCGGAGCCATACGATTCGTCGCCTGCAAATACAACTGAGCCGACTTCACATCCCCACCAATCGCCTTGGCATACAACGTATCCAACAACGCCTGCGTACGCTCAGGCGAACCCTGAACCTCATCCACCTGCTTCTGCCACGACTGCTTGAACACCGGACGCTTCTCCCAACGACGCAACGTAGTGATGTCCACGCCCAACTCCACAGCCATCGCTTTTTTGGTCGCTGGAACGCGCTCCTGCGGAGCCGTGCACAACCAATCCACATACCGTTGTTGAAGTGCAGTAAGCGTTGCTTCTTCCATCTAACTCTGTTCCTGTTGCTACTTGTCACTCTGCGTGGTTGACTGACCACAGATGTAGCGAACGGGGGGGATTATAGGGGGGGTCAGGAAAAGGCTAGACGCACCAACACCCGTAAGGGTGGCGGTGCTAAGGCGTAGACAAGTCGAGAAAGGGAAGTTATGTCCAAAAGCAAGTCACGTGTAAATCAGGCTGGCAACTACACCAAGCCTGCGATGCGTAAACGGTTGTTCAACAAAATCAAGGCAGGGTCCAAAGGTGGCGACCCCGGTGAGTGGTCGGCACGTAAGGCACAGTTGCTTGCTTCTGAGTACAAGAAGGCTGGCGGAGGGTACACAAACTGATGCCGTTGGCAAAATCGCAGCAGTCGCTCAAAAATTGGACTGGTCAAAAATGGCGCACGTCCGACGGTAAACCGTCCAAAGGCAAAAAACGATACTTGCCTGATGCTGCTTGGAACTCGCTGTCTGCCGCAGAAAAGGCCGCTACCAACCGTGCCAAAGCCAAAGGCAACAAGGCAGGCAAACAGTTCGTCAAACAACCCAAGAACATTGCCAAGAAAACGAGCAGGTACCGATAATGGCTAAAACAGCGGCATGGCAACGCAAAGAAGGAAAGAACCCTGCCGGTGGGCTGAACGCCAAAGGTAGAGCGTCGTACAAGGCGCAGACAGGCGGCACCCTTAGAGCGCCCGTGTCTGCTAAAGCGGCAGCCAAGTCACCCAAGAAGGCTGCTCGACGCAAATCGTTTTGTGCGCGTATGGGCGGCATGCCCGGACCAATGAAGAAACCAAACGGCAAGCCAACTCGTAAAGCATTGGCGCTTAGAAAATGGGACTGCTAACATGACACGCAAAATACCGCCCAAAAAACTTGACCCGTTTTACGAACGTGCTGGCGGTTCGGCACGAAGCGGCACTGCGGCTTACCTAAAACCCAAAGTTAGCAAGTCAAACGTTTTTTACGAAAGCGGTGGGCAAAAAACAAACAATCGCGGCAAACAAAGATTCAGCAGATTTGAAACAAAGCCATTTAAAGGCAAAACAAGAGGACAAGCGCAACCGCGAAAAAAACGCGGTCCCGACAAACGCAGAGGCGCACAAGCCTAAAAACCTGTGACCAGCGTCACACAGCCTATACAATCACAACGCCCCCGCCACAAACAGGCGCCATCCATCGTTTGGCTGGGCGTACAGCCCCCCATGCCCCCCATGCCAGCGTGTCTGCGCCCCAACACGCACGAAACACGCCACAACACGCCACAACACATACAAGCATAGAACATAGTTGAGAACGAACGGCGCAATAATGCGCTGTTGGCTCAATAGAACCGAAAGGGGTTCGGCTATGCGTGGTGATGATGAGATGATGCGTGAGCATCGTGAGCGTCATGCGCTTGCGATGGCGCGTGCGCGTGAGATGAATGAGCGTGCTCGTGATGTGCTCGCTGATTATGAGCGCATGAACGAAGACATCGCAGCGGCGTTGCGTGCGTTGCGTAGTTGAGTGACGCTTGATGCCAAGTTGATAATCGGTTATCAACTTGGTATCGGGGGCTACTCTGCCCGACATACACAACAACAAGGAGAAACACACATGAACAACCGTCAACTGTTGGCTCTCGCCAAGAAAGTCACCCGACTTCCGATGGCGACAGTCACCGACAAGAAGACTGGCGAGCGCACCGTTTCGCCGTACTTCATCGCCAACCCGAATGCGTATCGCAACGCTTCGGAAGCGAAAGCAGAGTTGGCTCGCTTCGGCTTCTAGCCGACGAGTTCTCTCGCCAATAGTCGGTTGTGTCGCAACATTCCGACGAATGACCACAAGTTGATAATCAGTTATCAACTTTCCAGCAACTGCCGTTGAGCGTTGCCGTTCATTCATCGCCTATTCCGATTTCGGTTAGGTGATGGGTGTCGGGGAGTGCTCAACACTCTCGGTCGTGCGACCGTTTCGCACATAAACAAGGAGAAACACACATGAAGAAGAAGAACAACAACAAGGTCGTGCGAACGAACTTCGCACGCCACGACCAGCGCATCAGCGCAGGCGAGAAACAGGCATTTCATGGCTGGCTTGACGCTGGCTATGAGTGCGTGGACAAGTTCGGTGGCAACGCTTCGGCGTACGCTGCTTCGGCTTGCTCGCTTCGCTGGACAGGCAGGAACGACCTGACGCAGAATGAGACGACCATTCGTCTCTATGTCGGTGCTGTCGTGCGTCTTGCGAAGAAGCACGAAACTCGTCGTGCTCTCGTCAAGGCGTACGACGGGGCGTACACCTCGCGCGAAATCAGTGCGCTGTTGCGCTTCTCGAGGAGCAACAAGGCAGGCAAGAAGAAGAAGAAGAAGAACAACAAGTCAGGCAACTCGGTCGCTCTCACCAAGCGTCAGGCTCGCAAGGCTTACAACGAAACGAACTCGTTCGAAGACTTCTGGGAAGTCATCAGCGAGTAGTTGATAAGCGATTATCAACGCAGGCGTAAGTATCTCGCACCGAGTAGTCGGCGTAGGTTCGTGACCTAGCGAGATAGCGAATACGGCGTGCGACCGTCTCGCACATAAACAAGGAGAACAGACATGAATAAGTCACAGAAGGAAATGCTGATGATGGTGATGGGCGATGCTTCGCTCGTTTCGCAGATGCTTGACGCTGGTGCGTTGAGTGAGAGCGAGATGCGCGACATCACCATGCGCGTCACGGAGAAGTTGGGTCGTACCAACATCAACCCAGAGCGTTTCATGCGAGCACTGAAGAATGTGGTGGCGTCATGACCAAGCAACTAACCATTGAGATGGTGGAAGACGCTTTCAGTGTGAGTGTAGTTCAGCACTCTGGCGCGTTGGAACTGACTGCGTTGTGTCTTGACGCTTTCGGGCATGGGTCGTTCTACAAGACCAAGACCTACTACGGTTACGAACTCAACGAAGCGAAACTTGCTTTCGCACAAGACTTGTTGGAAGATGAGTCGGTTGTGTTCGTGTTCGGCATCAAGGAGTGGCACGGTGACGAAGTGCTTTACGACGGGTGCGAGTCATGAGTAGCGAACCCGTGTTCTTTCTGCTCATCGTCGCTTCGGTGGTGGTGTTCGTCGTTCATGCCGTGCGCGACGAGCGTGTTCGTTCAGCGAATGAACAGTTCTGGAGCGAGCACATCAGTAAATACAACAACAACAAGGGAGACAAGTAATGGAAGAGATACATCATCGGATGGTTCATCTGGAAGAAATCCTCGGCGTGAAACTTGACTGGAAGACCGGTTACATTCCAGCAGAAGTAACTCTCAGCCGAAGAAATCTGGACATCATCATCAACGCAATAGAGAAACTCAACAAGGGAGGCAAGTAATGACTAATCCATTCACAGCAGTGTTCACCGATACGGTTGATTGGGACGACCCGTTCGGTGAGGAAGTTGATAATCAGTTATCAGTCGAGGAATACGAGCGCGTCGCGCGTAACTTCGTGGTTCTACAACCAGAAGAGTACGAGCACTTGTTGCTTCGTGTTGCTACGGCAGAGCAGAAGTATTGGGAAATCAAGCAACTATTGGAGGTGAAGTGATGACGCCAGAAACACTGAAAGAAGAACTCGCTGGCATGGTGGATTACATGCGTGAGGGCATCAACTATTCCACTGATGAGAACAACGAGTGGTGGGCTATCAACGCCGACTTCTTGGAGTATGCGATGACGAAAGTGTCGTTGCCTGCTTTCTTGGAACAACGAAAGAAGGTGAAGTGATGGACTTTCCTGCGTGGAAATACGACATCAACAACGACCAAGACAACTTGCCGTTGTGGAATGTCGTTCTGACCGGCGATTTCGCCGTAATCATGACGAGCGTTCATGCCCGTAGCGAACGAGATGCCG